ATTGCTAATTCTTCACTAGCCCAGCTAGTCACATCCGGATGTTTGTCTAGATATTGCATGAATCGTAGTTCCCAAGAGCTACGATAAATAATATTATTAGGATCGCCTACATACTTCTTAGGATTCCTAGGTTTAAAAGTACCTTTTCTACTCATAGAGATATTTATGGCAAATTATTCATTGCAACACAATCCTGCTGCATATACGCAAGGTCTTAAAGTATCTGAACAACAAGCAAAGACTTTTGCTGTACCTGGCTCAAATCTTAATAAGACTAACAATTTAAAATCGCTTGAAAAAGCAAGCCCTTTAAATGGAAATTACTCTGTTAGTAAAGTTAGCGCAACTGGCACAACACCATCTGGTGCTCAGTCAGCTGTTAGTTCTGTTGTAGATTACGAAGCTGGAGGAATGAAAGCGTTAAGCGCAACTAACGATCCTAGCAAGTCTAAACCAGCTTCTAGAATAGGTTTAACATTTCCATCTGGTTTAACTGACTATTATATTCGTTTTCAGTTTGTAGAATATAAAAGACGTAATGCTGAAGAATCAGCTAAAGTTACTATAGGTAATACTATTTATCTACCTCTTCCTTCTAATTTAGAAGAAGCTTTTAGTATGAATATATCTGATAAAAGTGCTGCTAGTATTGCAGGGTTTAATGTTGGGTTTGCAGAAGACGCGGTTAGGAATGCTTTTTCAGGTCTTAGTGGTGCAAAAGAAGAAGCAGCAAAGTTAGGTGAAGTTATTCAAACCACAGCTGCAGCTGAAAATGCAAAGCTTTTAGAAAAATACACACCACTAGCAGGTAGATTAGCCGCAGGTGCCGCTGATGTATTACCAGGAGCTTCTAATATAGCTTCTTTTTATGAAAGAATTTTTGGCGTAAGTGTCAATCCTTTTTTAGCTATGCAATTCGAAGGGGTGAATTTAAGATCACATTCATTTAGATTTAAATTAGCTGCTACAGATGAAAATGAAAGTAGAACAATTAGAGATATTATTAAAGAATTTAAAATAAGAATGCATCCAGAATTAGCATCCGGTGGCCTACTTTTCAAATATCCTGATGTAGCAAGAGTAGCCTTTGGCCCTAACAAAGATAATCTTTATCCTATTTTAGATTGTTTTGTTGAGAGCATATCTGTAAATTATGCACCATCTGGTGTTCCTGCTTTTTTTGCAGGAACCAAAGAGCCAGTAGAAATAGATCTTACTGTTAATCTTAAAGAAATTCGTCCAATTACTAGAGAGGATGTTGTATAATGGCTGGGGTAAATTACTTTGAAAAATTACCTTTAATTAACTATAAAGATAATTATGCTAAAAACATTTTAGTAAAAGCTAAACTGTCTAACTTTGCTGATACCACAGGAGCTATTTTCTATCCTTATACTATAGAGGAAGGTGAAAGAGCTGATACCATAGCTCAAAACTATTATGGTGATGCAAGATTTGATTGGTTAGTATATCTTAGTAATGATATCATGGATCCGTATTATGATTGGCCTTTAGATAACGATAGACTATTTAACTTTATTAAACAAAAATATGGTAGTGTAGATAAGTCTAAAAGACAGGTACTTTATTTTAAAAATAACTGGGAAGAAGATGATAGTTTAATCACAGTTTCGCAGTACGAAGGATATAGCGCTACAATAAGAAAATACTGGGCGCCTGTAGTAGGTTATAGTAGAACTATAACAAGTTATAATAGAAAGCAATTTGACAAGTATTTAGAAACTAACAAAACTATTAAGTTAACAGTTGCTGATTCTTCTATCTTTAGTATTGGTAATATAGTAGATCAAAAAATAAATGGTGAGTTGGTAGGATCAGGAGAAGTTAGATTTAAGGATAGTACAAGTATAACAGTTCAAAAAATTATAGGAGCTTTTACAGCTAGCTCTGGATCGTTAATTAATTTTGATACAACTAATTCAACTACCATATCAGAAGTAGAATTAATTAATCAGCCTATAAGCAATACTGAAGGCTCTTATTGGACTACCGTATTTGCTTTTGATTATGAATTTGAATTAAATGAAAATAAAAGACATATTAAACTAATTGATAGTGGACTAGTTGAGCAAATAGAAGAAGAATTTAAGAGTATTTTCTAATGGCAGGGTATACTGAAACCGATGATGTTACTCTTGTTAAATTAGATATATCTAATTCAGCAGGCAAGACAGTAGACTTAAAAGGTACTATTGTAGAAATAGATGTGTTTGAAGACATATATGAGCCTAGTTTATATTGTGAGCTTACTATACTAGATTCGATCAATTTAATCCAGGACTTACCTATAATAGGAGAAGAAACTTTAAATATTACTTTTAAGACACCTGGAGGAGAGTCAGCCAGTTATACATTCTTTGTATACTCTGCCCATAGTATTGGATACGGTAAAAACGGCAGATATTTAATGTATAAGCTTAGCTGTGTAAGTAATGAACATTTAAAAAATAGTTTTTTATCTGTAGAAAAAGCTTATAAGACTAATATATCAGAGATTGTAAGAGATGTTCTTAATAGTCAATTATCTACTAATAAGACTATTCATATATCATCAACTAAAGGTATAAATGAAGTAAACATACCTTCTTTATCCCCATTTGAGACAATAAGCTTTCTTAAAAATCGAGCAATTGATACTACTGGTTTCTCTCCATTTGTATTTTTTGAAAATAAAAACGGATACTATTTTTATAGTATAGAGAGTCTTTTTAAAGAAAATAAAAGTAAGTCCAGTAAGTTTAAATTTACTCACGGCAATCATGTTACAGCAAAAGATGATAATGCTACTAGCTACAGAAACATTATTAACTTAGAATATATTACAAAGTATGATACTATAGAAAAGATTGCACTTGGTGCTTTTGGTAATAAGGTCTTAACATTTGACCCTATACAAAAAAAGCAAAAAGAATCAGAATATAAAATTGATACAGATGGTTCTAAAATATTCTCAGTTAATGATAGCAATCCTACTAATACAAGTGAGTTTATGAGTAAAAATAACACTACTTCTTATACTTACTTTTTTACTGATAATCCAACTCAAGGCAAAACATTTTTAGCTGATTTAGTAGGCAAGCGCAGCGCTTTTTTTGTTCATTTTAATCAAAGTGTTGTTAGATGTTTAATAAATGGCGATTCAAGTTTAGCTGCAGGTAATGTAGTAGATCTTAAAATTCCTACTTTTTCTGGCTTAACAGATGAGACAAAAAAGTCTGATAAAATGGTTGAAGGTAATTTTATGATTACTAGATTAAGACATATTATACAAAAAACAGATGGTAAGTTTAAACATCGTATTGCAATGGACTGTAATAGATTAGGATATAAATCATGAGCTTAGGTTTTGAAAATTTTATCTGGTTTATTGGTGTAGTAGAAGATATAGAAGATCCTCTGAAGCTAGGTCGAGCAAGAGTTAGAATAATTAACATTCATAATAAAAGTAAGAGTTTAGTACCTAAGGAGAAACTACCTTGGGCACTTATTATGAATTCAGCTTTAAGTGCCTCATATAAGAAGATTGGCATTTCTCCAGTTGGTATAGATGTAGATACTACTGTAATAGGATTCTTCTTAGATAGCACCGAATGTAATCAACCAGTTATTATGGGCACTATAGTTGGTACAGACTTACAAGACTCATCTAAAAATGATACACCTCCGGAGTCAAGAGGTATTGATGAGGTTAAAAAGAATCAAATTGGACCAGAACCTAAATCTTCTTTTAATTCAAAGTATCCTTATAATAGAGTATTAAGAACGAAAGCCGGGCATGTTATAGAAATTGATGATACACCTGATCATGAAAGAATTCATATTTTTCATGCTAAAGGATCTTATATAGAAATTAATAAAGAAGGTGATACTGTATATAAATCAGAAGGTCAAGGTTATCAAATTTTTAATAAAAACAACGAAGTGTTTCTTAAAGGCAATTTAAACGTTAAAGCAGAAGGTACAATTACAATTAATTCAGATGGTAATATGAATATACAGAGCGGAGGTAATATTGATATGACTGCTAGCGGTGAAATAAATATTAAAGGCTCTAAGATTAATCTTAATTAAAATGGCAGCAGTAGCAAGAATAGGAGATAATGTTTCTACAGGTCACGCATGTGATACTGTAACAACAATACTTTCTGGTTCTACTAATGTGTTTGTTGAAGGTATAGGGGTAGCTAGATCTACAGATCCTTTATCACCGCATACTATTCTTGCAGGTACTATCTGTGTACCTCATCCAGGAACTGTAGTAAACAGAGGATCTTCTACAGTTTTTGTAAACGGATTAGCTATAGCTAGAGTAGGAGATAGTGCTGATCTAGGTAATATTATATCTGGCGCAAGCACAGTTTTTGCTGGATAATTTAATAGGTATAAAAATGGCTGTTGTAGTAAAAAGAGAAAAGGTCAATCCAATTACAAAGAAAGAGTATTACTCAGACTTCTTTGTAAATATAGATCAGCACCCTAATTCTGGTGATATGGCCAAACATGTCAATGAAGAGAGTGTTAAAACTTCTATTAAAAATATTATCCTTACCAGAAAGGGTGAAAGATATTATAACTCAGATTTTGGAAGTGATATCTATAGTTTATTATTTGAAAATATATCTCCTCAAACAGAGGATACGATGAGAACTTTAATAGAAAATGCTATTGAAAATCATGAGCCTAGAGCCAGAGTTGTTGATATTATCATTACACCTATTATAGCTAGTGATGAATCTGCATATGGTATAACCATATATTTTACTACAATAAATAATCAAGAGCCTATTTCTGTAGAAGTCCTTTTAAATAGAATACGATAATGGCAAATACAAATTTCGACCTTACTACTTTAGACTTTGAGACAATTAAGTCTAATTTTAAAACTTTTCTTAAGAGATCTGATTCACCGTTTAAAGATTATGATTACGATGGATCAAATATTAATACTCTCTTAGACATCTTATCGTATAACACTTATTTAAACTCTTACTATCTTAATATGGTAGGCAGTGAGATGTTCTTAGATACTGCGCAACTTAGAGATAGTGTAGTATCACATAGTAAAGAACTTAATTATATTCCAAGATCTTTTAGATCTGCTTCTGCTAACATATCTTTTACAGTTACTCCAGATAGTGGTAGTATTACTTCTCTTTTATTACCAAAAGGAACAACCTTTACTTCAGTACTAGGTAGTAATTCTTTTACCTTTTCAACTAATGAAAATTACACTTATACTGTCAATAGTGATGGTAATTTTAATATAGAAAACTTACAAATATTTGAAGGTGAGTATGTAACTGATACTTTTGTTTACGACGCTTCTAATACTGCTCAGAGATTTGTATTATCAAATCCTACGGTTGATACTTTAAGCTTAACAGTTACAGCATTAGAGAATAACGGAGCTAATACTCTAGCATATACTAGGGCATCTTCTTTATTAGATGTTCAATCTACAACTAGGGCGTACTTCTTACAAGCAGCTGAAAACTATCAATATGAAATACTTTTTGGTGATGGGGTAATAGGAAGACCACCAGTAAGTGGGTCTGTTATTAGCGTCGAATATAGAATAAGTAATGGCCCTCTACCAAATGGCGCACGTAATTTTGATATAGATGGCCCAATTCAAGGTCAAGCTAACGTTAGCTCTATCACTACTATTTCTGCAGCCGCTGGCGGCGATGTGCATGAGTCAATAGAATCAATAAAATTTAATGCACCTAGACATTATCAAAATCAAGATCGCGCAATAACAGCTTCCGATTATGAGAATTTAATTCTAGCTAATTTTAATGAAGTTAGTACAGTATCTGTTTATGGTGGTGAAGATGCAATACCTCCTCAATATGGTAAGGTAGTTATTTCTGTTGATGCAAGAAACGCTGATGGTGCATCTGAATTACTTAAGAGTAGAATACTATCTTTTATAAGAACAAGATCACCTCTTTCTATTGAACCAATATTTGTTGATCCAGAATTTTTGTTTATAAAGGTAGATTCTTTAGTAAGGTTTAATGGAAGTGTGACGACTCTAACTCCTAACGATATACAGACATTAGTTACTTCTAGAATTAGTAATTTTAATACTAACAACTTATCTAACTATAATAAAACACTAAGATATAGCAGATTAGTAAATGATATTGATTTAACTAATGCTTCTATTATTAGTAACGATACTACTCTAACCCCTTATAAAGTAATTACACCTAATCTTAATGTAAACAATAGTATAACGTTAAAATATAATTTTCAAATTAATGCTAGTCCAAGAACTGGATATCCGCATTCTGCAGGTGATACTCATAGTGTTTTTAGTACAAGATTTGTTTATGATAATACTACATGTATTCTAGAAGACGATGGCAATGGTAATATAGTTGTTGTAAGTGTATTCTCTTCTACTCATCAAAGATTGGCTACTATTGGCACAGTTGATTATACAACAGGTGTAGTTCAAATAGATAACTTTAATATATCTAGATATGAAGGATCAGGTATAAAAGTATTTGTTGATTCTTATTACAATGATATATCTTCAACTCAAAACGTTATTATAGAAATAAAAGACGAAGATATATTTGTTACATCGCAAGAGCTTAGAGCGTAATGAAGAATATAGAGCAATATATTTCACCATTTATTGAATCTCAGTTTCCTGAATTTTATAAGGAAGAAGGACCTTTATTCATTCTTTTTACAAAAGAATATTTCAAATGGCTAGAAGCATATTATGGGTATTTAAGTTTAACCAGTACTACTAATTTTAATGTTGGTGATACTGTTACTCAAGGCGATTCAACTGCAGTAATTTTATCAGTGGATGGTAATAATATTTTAGTTAGTGATGTCTCTGGACTTTTTGTATGTAAAGAAAATTGTGATGATATCATACCTATTACCAGCTCAAGCGGTGGATCTACTTTTATTGAAACTATTAGTACAACAAACTTTTTATATCAAAGTAGAAACTTAAGCACTATAAGAGATATTGATAAAACTACGGATTATTTCTTAAAGCTTTTTAAAGAAAAATATCTTAAGAACGTACAGCTATCTACAGAAACATATAGAAAAACTTTAATTAAAGCTGCTCATGACTTATTTAAAACTAAAGGTACAGAGCGCTCTATTGATTTCTTATTTAAATTAGTCTTCGGCACACCAGCTAAGACATATTATCCAGGTCAAGACGTTTTAAATCTATCTGATGGTAAATGGGAAATACCAAAATATCTTGAGCTTACCAGGTCTTCTAGAACAAAGACATATATTGGTAGAGAAATTACCGGTAGTGATTCTGGTGCAAAGGCTTTTGTTGAGTATATTATTACAAGAAATATTAAAGGTAAACTTATTGATATTGCATATTTAAGTAATGTGAGAGGTGAGTTTACCAGAGGTGATATTATTACAGAAAATGGAATACTTGCAAATGCTCCTTTTGTCGTAGGATCGCTTACAGATGTTATTATGACTGCACGTGGTAGAGATTTTGAAGTAGGAGAAATTGTAACTTTAACGTCTGATGAAGGTCAATCTGCTAAAGCTAGAATTGTATCTATTTTATCTCAAACAGGAATAGTAGAATTTGAAATTCTAGATTCAGGATGGGGTTATACTACCGATGCTGAATTTTTAGTTTCTTCAAAAGTTTTAGTTGTAGATAATAAAACTAATTTAGATGCCACAGTAAATAATTTTTCTTTTGATGAAAGAATTATACAACCATTAACATCAGCAACCTTAAATAATATTTCTGAATTCTACACCATTGGGGATAAAGTAACTTATCAACTTCCATCTTCTTCATATTCACTGCTTTTCCCTGGTACTAGCGCGTATAGAGCATTAGAAACAGCTAATTCAGTACCAGAACTTACATTTACTTCCGCATCACAAGATTTTAGTTTTGAATCTTTTGTTAAGTTAAGCACGGTTTCTGCTACTTATATGTTTAGTTTAGCACCTAATACTGATACACTTGCTTTACTTGGCACATTTATTGTAAGAATTAATGGCAATGGATTGTTGGTCTTCTTTGGTACCGGTGCAGGATTAACACCAGTAATAAATGAGAATTTTGGATTAGGCTTTTTTAATGATAATGAATGGCATCATATATCGGTACAGTGGAAATCTAGCGAACAAAAAGTTTACGTATTTACAGATGGTGCATTAAAAAAATCTAATACCTTTTTTGGTGTAACTACCTGGGGTGGTAGTATGACTATAGGTAGTGCACACGCACAGTCAAGTTCTTTTCAAGGATATATGGCAGGATTCAAAGTATCTAATACTTTTGTATATTCCGGGTCTACGTATACAGTACCAAATACTGCATTAACTGTAGATGAAAATACTGTGCTGTTAACTGCTGCATCAGACGATTTTGTTGATATATCAGATAATGAACTATCTCTAACTAAAGTTGGCACCTTTGATATAAGCACAGAGCATTTTATTCCTATTGAATCATCTAATGCATATGTACTAGCTGTTAATACAAACAGTACTAATTCTGGAACTATTATACTATCTACTACTGATACAATAGGAACTGATAGTAGTGTTATAGTTGATGATCGTAAGTACCTTACGGTTGATACATCTAATACCTTTACTCTTGGTGAAAATTTAGAACAAAGCGGTCAAAACACAGCTACTGTTATTGCTGGTATAGAAAGTAATTCTGTGCTTCTAGCAATTACTCCTGGTACAACTTCAAGCAATGGATTACATGTAGGTCAATTTGTTTTGCAGACAGTAACTGGTGCTACAGGAGTAATTAGAGCAATAGATACTACCGCTAACTTTGATTATTCTAATGTTAATTATATTGTAGTAGCTAATACTTTTGGTACTTTCTCTGCTACTAATTCTCTTAACGTTTATCCAACAAGTGCTAATTTAACTTTAGAAACTGTCGCTGTACCTAACACCGTTACTGACGTGCAATTACTTACAGTAGACAATATAACTGGTAGTGATGCATTTGTTGCAGGAAATACTATAGTAGGTGAATCTAGTTTAAATGAAGCAGTTATATTACTTGTAAGTGATGTTGGAGGTAAATTTTCTTCTCAAATAGATCTTACTGCTTCTGGTTTAGTAATGGGGATAAATGCTACTGCAGTAGGTGTAATTGAGGTAAATAATCAATTTTATATCACAGAAGGCAATTTTGTATACGGTGACCAATCTAACACATATGGTAATGTATCTTTTGTTTCTACTGGAGCTGGTGCTGGAGCCAATGTTGGTGTTCTTGATGACTCAGAAACAGTAAGAGTGACTACAGACCTTCTATCTGGTAACAATGATGGTCCAGGCTCAGCAAATACTCCATGGATGAGTATATTGGTAAGTGGTGCGAACGCTGGTTACGGGTCTGTTACTAGTGTCTATATTGAAACTGCTGGTTCAGGCTATTCTAACGGCAATGTATTAGTATTCTCTGGAGGCGCCCCATCAGCTGGCGCTGCTAATGCTGTAGTTGTTACCGATGGAAGCGGTTCAATTACTGCAGCTACTATAACTGATGGAGGTTTAGGATATACATCTTCTGCTAATGTTGCTATTAAAGTGAGCAATACCAATAGTTCTGATGCTGCAGGTTCAGGAGCTTCTATTAAGTCTTGCTATTCATTAGGCTTCCCTAAACTACCGGCTGGAGACTTAAATTATGTTATTCTTGACTTATTGTCATATGAGTCACTTACTATTGGTAGTATTTCTTCACTTGTTAATATTAACCCAGGTACTGGGTATAATGCCGATCCATTCGTAAGAGTTCTTGAACCTACAATTGCTTCATACAATAAAAAAGACTTTATACTTGAAATAGATAATCTTAACGGTAGAGGTTTTATTGTTAATGAAGTTGTCAGTCAGGTATTTGAACAATCAGGTACAGAGATAACAGCAGAAAATTTATCTGGAAACTCTGCTATGGAAGTAGGAGAATATGTATATACTAATGATGGTATATCGAACGTTGCTTCCGGTACAATAAAAACTTATGCAGATAATTCCGGCGAGTTAACTATAGAAGTTATAGATGTTACCGGAACATTTCAAAATACAGTATCAACTATTACACTAACTGGCACCTCTACAAACACTAACTTCTCACCTGGAGACTTCATTGAGGAGGGTGCCACAGCAAATGGTACACTAGTCACATCTAACACAACTGCACTTGTTATAAAAGACGTAGTAGGAACATTTAGCTCTTCAGGTACCGTAACAAGTAACGGTGGTGGTAGCGCTACTTTTTCTGGTAAGACTTCCGGCAAAGCTTACGAATTTAAATCTTTGACTTCTAATACGACTAGTGATGTTACTAATGTAGAAGCAACTGTTAGCAATGCAATAGCTAAAGCTAGAGTTAAAGCTGGTTCAACACCCTCTACACTATACTTAAGAAGAATAAGTCTATTTACAGATTTTCAACCAACAGGTTCTAACAATCTCATAGGATCAACATCTGGATCTAACTGTAGCATTGTTTCTGTGTCAGTTGATGGAAATTCTAGATCAGCTGGCTATAATGCCAATGTGGCGGCTAACGTAGTAACAACTTCTGGTGCAATAGATCAACTAGAAGTATTTGATTCTGGGTTTGGTTATATACCTTTTGAGACTGTTACAGTTACAAGTCAAAGAACACCTTTTGTTGCTTCTGGTATAGCAAATGTTATCTATACCGGCACTGGTCAGGGTAGATATAAAAACACCGATGGTTTCTTAGATAATGATAAATTTATTTTTGATGGTGAATATTATCAAGGATATAGCTACGAAGTTCAAAGTAAGATACCGTTTGATGACTATTCAGAGATTTTAAAATCAGTACTTCATGTAGCAGGTACAAGATTTTATGGTAGATTTACTATCGATTCTCTTGCTAATACAAATATGAATGTCGCTAATTCTTACATAACTATTACTTAACATATAAATAATAGACTATGACAAAACTTATAACAAGAAATTTTAACGATCATGTATCTTTACAGATAAAGGAATCGTTTGTAGAGAGTCAAAACAATGTCTACTATGCAATTGCTGGTAGGCATTTTGCATATGCAAACGGCGATTCTACTGTACCTACTCCAGCCGATAGTATTCAGTTAACTGAAATAGATGTTTACTCACAAGGTATTTTTGGTAAGAGACTAGCTAATAGTGATGTAAATGGAGTTATCTCTAGACATGATTGGGTATCAGGTACAGTATATCCTGCTTATTCTCATACAGACGCGTCTTTATTTACTAAAGCTTTTTACGTTGTTGCAGAAGATGGATCTAACTACAATGTATATAAAGTACTAGATAATAACGGTGGTGCTAATTCGACTATTAAACCAGAAGATACAGATACTTCAGCATCTAGTTTTACTACTTCTGACGGCTACGTGTGGAAGTATATGTATACTATTAATAGTACTTTATTTGCTAAATTTGCTTCTGATGATTTTATTCCAGTATTTTCTAATACCGAAGTTTCTGCTAATGCTGTAAGCGGCGCAATAGATGTTATACAAATTACAGATGCCGGTTCTGATTATAGCTCGGTATTAGTCGGACAGTTTGGAGTTGAAGATGTTAGAGACAGTATTACATCTAACTCTTCTTTTACTAGTAATAACACAACTTATAGACTAAACGCTAATGCCGCCACTAATACTAATTTCTATAGTGGATGTAGTTTATATTTAACATCAGGTGCTGGATCCGGACAAATAAGAACAGTTGAATCTTATTATCCTGCTAATAGAGTAATTATAATTGATTCTGCTTTTGATATTGCCCCCGATACTAGTACTCAGTATCTGGTTACCCCATCAGTTACAATTAGCGGCGATGGTCAAGATGCTAAAGGATATGCGGTAGTAAATAGTAACGCCTCTGTAAATAACTTTATTGAGCGTGTTGAGCTAATTAATCGCGGCTCGAACTACACATATGCAACTGCTTCTATTGTTGGTAATACCGGTGGTATACAAAACACTGCTACTGTCGTTCCTGTTATATCACCTGTAGGAGGGCATGGTGCCGATCCTTTTAGTGAATTAGGCGCTAAAACATTCTGTATTAATATTGAATTTGATCAAGGTGAGAATGGATATGTATCTGTAGATAATGATTATAGATTCGTAGGTATTATGAAAGATCCGTTATTTGCAGAAGCCACTATGGGATTGGCTAATATTCAAGGTACATTTACAGCAGGTGAGACATTAAGTGAGATTAAATTTAACACTCTTACCGGTTATGCATATGTAAATTCAACTTCAGCTGAGATTGAAGGAACAGGTACAGAGTTTGATGAATCATTATCTGTAGGTGATTATGTTTATCTAAGAGATGAAACAAATAACTATCAAAGTATTAGACAGGTAGAAGGTGTTAGCAATAGCTCTGTTATAACCTTAAGTTCAAATAACTCATTTGCTTGTTCTTTCTGTAAAGTAGCTAAAGCAACTATAGTTGCAAACGCAGTTATCAATGGATTTAGTACACCTAATTTATCTTTAAGTAATGTAGAGCCTAGATTTACTCTTAATAGTTTAGTTATAGGTAATGGTACAGGTTCTATTGGTAGAGTAGATTCTATAGATGTGCAAGAGAAGAGCTACAATAGCTGGTCTACTTTTGATAATAGAACAAGAATATCATATACAGCTAATGTTGGACTAATGCCTGAAGATACAGTTCTTTATCAAGAAAACTTAGCATTAAGCAATGGGTATTTTCATTCTGCTAATGACACCTATATATTCATAACAGAGGAAAAAGGACCTATAAACGCAGATCCATCTCAACTAGTTTATGGTGCTGATACAGCATTTTCTTTTACACCAGGTAGTGTAAAGTATACACCAGATATAGTTAAAGGTAGTGGTAAGGTTCTCTATTTGGAAAATTTTTCACCAATTTCTAGAAGTAGTTCACAAAAAGAAACTATTAAAATCTATTTTGATTTTTAAGAGGTTAATTTAACATGCCAATCGAAACTAATCTTAATACTAGTCCTTATTTTGATGACTATGATCAAAATAAAGACTTTTATAAAGTGCTATTTAAGCCAGGTGTTGCATTACAGGCTCGTGAACTAACTCAACTTCAATCTATCTTACAAAAACAAGTCGAAAGATTTGGTGACAATATTTTTAAAAGCGGCACAGTAATAAGTGGCTTAAACTTTGAGTTTATTGAACGCTATGATTATGTTAAGATTTTAGATACCGAGGTTGGCGGGGCTCCTGTTGCTGTTAACAGTTACTTAAACTATTTTGTTAAAAATAGTGCTAATTTAGTTGCAAGAGTTGTTAATGTAAGAGAAGGTTTTCAATCGCGCGATCCAGAGACAAACTATCTATATCTTAAATATATTAACTCAGGTAACACTGACGATATTTTTAGCTATTCAAATAGTGATGTTTTAACAGTATATAATAATAACTACGAGCTATTTTCTTTTGATGTTAACAACGGTGGTTCAGGATTTAGTAATTCAGATACTGTAGTAATAACTAGCGCTGTTGTCGTTTCAACAAGTAACGTAGCTGCAGGCGCCAATGTTAATCAAATCGTTGGTAGTATATCTGCCAACCTATACGTATCTGAAGTTAATACTACTTTTGGAAGCATAACCTTAGATGGTACTACCTATAGTAACACTGCAGGATATCAGATTTTAAAGCTTAGACCAAATGATACTGACTTAGCTAATACAAATCAACCTACCAATAGATATACATTTACAGACGGGTATACTATTACTCAAGGGTCTAATACTGCTTCTGTAGTAGCAACTATTGGTTCTGGTGCTACTGCACTTATTACTACGGATGCAGCAGGGGTTATATCTACAACTACTCTTATAAACGGCGGTAGTGCGTATGAAATTACACCTAGTGTAAGAGTTAGAAGTAGTACAGGTGTACTAACTAATATTGATATTGTACCAAATAACTTTAAAGCAAGATTAACTATTGCTGGAGATACTTTTAATGCTTCTGGTACAAAACCTGTCGGTAATGGATATGCATTTAGTGTGACCGAGGGTGTAGTATATCAAAAAGGACATTTTTTAAGAGTCGAGCCTCAGACTATTATTGTTAATGCTTACTCTAGTGCTCCTGATGGAGTTACAGTTGGATTGTATGCCAAAGAATCTGTTGTTAACAGCAACGTTGATGATACTCTTTTAGATCTTGCTTTAGGGTCACCTAATTATACAGCACCTGGTGCTGATAGATTAAAAATAGAACCGCTTCTTTTCGTTGCTAATACATCTGATGTTGAAGGATCAGCTCTTCTACCATTAGTAGAATTTAGAGAAGGTGAACCTTACAAACAAAATCAGACTACAGTTTATAATAACATTGCTTACGAACAAGAGCGTCGTACTTTAGAAACCAGCGGCAACTTTGTAATTGATCCTTTTCTAATTACTACAAAAGATCAAACAACCTGGAGTAACACATATTTAAATGTTGCTGTTGACCCCGGTCTTGCTTACATTGATGGTAAGCGTGTACAAACAAATAGAAATACATTTGTACCTATTAGAAGATCAAATAACACCAGAACACTCACCACACAGACTCTCAGTCTGAATTATGGCAATTATATTTACGTTAACGAAGTAGCTGGGTATTTTGATACTAAGAGCGGTGCAACTGTATCTTTAAGAGATACTGCTCGTACTATTATTACCTTACAGGATACTAATGTAGCAAATACTTCATATGGTGCTAATATTGGTTCGGCTAAAATTCGAAGCCTAGTTTTAGATACAGGTATACCAGGCACCAATACTGCTGTATATAGAGCCTATCTATTTGATGTTAGATTAAATGCTGGCATTGGCTTTAACGATGTTAAAAGCATTCATTATGATGGTACCAACAAAGGTGTAGCTGATATTGTACAAACAATTAGCCCAACGACAGGGCTTTTAAGTACACAGCTTGTAGATAGAGCTTTAAGCTCTTTAGTATTTCAAACAGGTAATAAAGCTGTTAGAGCTGCTAACAATATTGATTATGTCTATCGTACGGCAGAGACTACTGCTACTATGAGTATTAACGGTACTGTTCAAGTAACAACAGGTGACTTTATTTCTTTTGGTAATAATGCAACAGCTAGTGCAACTCAAAGAAGAGATTTAATTCTTACTTTAAAAGAAGAAGCTATTAGCTCTAATGTAATAACAACAGCTAGAGTTGTTCAAAGTTATGCTACAGTAAATGCTGTTGCACTTGTTAATAAATTTAAAGTAGGTGACTTTGTTAAAGTAACGTCTGATGCTAATTCAGCTCAGACAATGGTTAGTCAAATATTATCAATTAATAATGCAAATAATATTACTTTAGCTAATACATGGACATTTAGTACTATTAATGACGGTACTGTTGCTAGATATATCCCTGCTAATACTCCTATACCGTTAGACGAGAGTCGTGTATCTGCTAATGTTAACTCGACTGGTAAAACTTTAACTATTAATATTTCTAACACTTCAAATGACTTTATAACTGATTCACCAAAAGACGCTATAGTAGTATATAATGCACGCAAATCAAATGCTGAAGAAGAACATAGAAATACTAAGAGAGGTATCTTAGTTAAAATAGATATTGCTAATCACCCTGCTGCAAATAATGGGCCGTGGTGTTTAGGTGTGCCAGATGCTTTCAGATTAAATAAAGTTTATATGGCAACATCATCTGTTGTTAATACTAATAGTACCGATGTAACTGAAAATTTCTATATTAATACCGGTCAGTTTAATGATTATTACGGACATTCACATCTAACTCTATTACCCAGTTTAGTTAAATCATTCCCATTACCTGATACTAACTGGCTACTGGCTGAGTTTGATGCATACACTTTAGATTCAGCTACATCTGCCGGATTCTTTACAGTAGAATCTTTTGACTTAGCTCAGAATAATAGCTCAAGAGCTGAACTAGGTAACACAGCAGTTAATATATTAGAGATTCCTGAGTATAAAGCATCTAACGGACAAATTATTGATCTAAGAGATTGTATCGACTTTAGACCTCGAGTTGTTGCAACTGCTAACGTTACATCTACTTTAAGCCTAGCAACAACAAACCCGGCTAATACTATTAATCTTGGTACTCATGATAAATTATTCCCTGTGCCTGATTCTGAATTTGATTATGATTATGAGTATTATTTAAGAAGAACAGATAGAGTAGTAGTAGATGAAAATAGTACTATTAGTATAGTAGAGGGCACACCATCTACTTCTAAACTAGCACCTAATGAGCCGCCTACCGGTACCTTGACGTTAGGTGTTATAGATGTCGCACCATATCCATCTTTTCCAATTATTCCAGATGTTAATCAAATTAATATTGGAGTTAAAAAGGTAGGAACAGATAATCCTATTTACAATAGATATAGTACTAATTTAGTTGCTGAGATAGGAGGTATTTCGAGAGCTAGCTTACAACCTAGAAGATATACTATGGCTGATGTAGGTAAGCTAGAAAGACGTCTTGAAAATGTAGAATACTATGTTAATATGTCTCAGCTTGAACAAAGAACTAAAGATCTTTCTATACCCAGTGAAATAGATCCAGCAAGAAATAGATTTAAAAACGGTTTCTTTGTAGATTCATTTGAAAATTATATTCAAGCTGATACCGGCTCAGCACAGTTTTATTGTGAAATTAATCAAGAAGAAGGTATTTTACAGCCTCCTATCTCTACTACTAACTTTAAAGCTAGATTTAATATGGCTGATGCTACCACTAGGGCTAATGCTTTAAATGAAGATGGGATAAATGAACCTGGTGTCGGACAATGGGGTGAATCAGTTATTACACTTCCAGTAGTAGAAGAATTTGCTCTAATAAATCAATCAGCATTTACTTCGGCTGTGTCTGGTGATGGAACTTCTACTAAATTTGTTGGGGATATGACTATTAAACCTAACAAATTTCATGTTACTGCAAAAGTTGAAGTTAGATTAACTGGTGATGATGCTGGCACCCCACCGCCACCTCCACCAGCGGCGCCCTCGAGCGGGCGTAAAGACAGCTCGGGCGGGAGCTCGGGCGGGAGCTCAGGCAAGAATTGGTTTCCTGTAGTAGCAGGGGCTGTAATTGGATATGCTGTTAAAAAAGCTGTGGTTGGAGCAGCTGTTGGTGCCGGTGTAGGCTTACTTGCTGTTTTAAAAGTTATTTGTGGTAAATTATATCGCTTAGGATATCTTCCAAGAGATGTATTTCTTGCCGATCAGGCTTATGGCGCTAAAATGCTTAAAGAAGATCCTATGGCTTATGAAGGATACAGACTGTGGGCTGACACAGTAGTTGATTGGATGGACGGTAAAGGTCCAGACTTTATGTATTGGATTAAAGATAATAAAGAACGTGCAAGAAAACAACAAGAATTTGTAATAAGAATGGTTAGAACGATTGCCTCTTCATGGGCTTATCACTTAGCTTTTAAACAAGGTGTGGTAGAAAGAGATAATATTCTAGGTAAAATTACACTTAATGTTGGTGTTCCAATTTGCAGAGCTATTGGATATATTAATAGAAAATTCAACATAAATATGAATAGTAATAGTAAAGGATTTATTATCCTGGGAACATTTATACCATTCTACTACAGTTTAAAGATATTTAGAGGTAAATAATGGCTCGAACAGTAAATTTTGTAAATGTGATAGGATCACAAAGCTTTCAAATTGATGTAAAAGGTCTTAATATTTTTACCAAATTAGAAGTATATTACGAGGGTAGAAGAGTACCTGACGATCAATTAGAGCCAAGAGATGGGCTGCTTAAATCTAAAGGCTATACTATTCGAACTGATGAAAACGGGTCTTCCTCTTTTATTTTCTACTTAAAAGATTTAGTCGCTGATTATAAAAATCAGTCCGAAGCATCATTTCTTAATCATTTAAATAATGATGCAGGTAGAAAGACTTTAGTAGTAGTAGATGAGGGTAGTTTTAGTGGTGATGTCCTACCTGATAACTATCAGTCTAGAGTTAAATGCTACGCAGAAGTAGATTTGACTAAATCTATTGAAATTAAGTTTGATGAATTAAAGGACTGGGGAGGATCAATCGGTACTCAGGCTGGTTCAAGCTATACAAACACATATGAGTAAAATAAAGGTACTATAATGGCTGCAATTGTTGGCGATTTAGCTCAAACATTTTTTATTGATACCAAAGCTGTAAATACAGCTCGAAACATCTTCTTGACCAGTATCGATTTATACTTTAGAAATAAACCTACTACACAAAGCACTTCTTCTGGTCTTGCTAACCCAGGCGTTACACTTTACATTTGCGAGACAAAACTACAAGATGGCATACAAGTTCCTGATCTTTTTAGACCTGTTGCCTACGGCAGATCAAGAAAAGAATTTGGATCAATTAGTACATCATTAAATGGTGTAACAGCAACCAATTTTACCTTTACACGAACACCGTTAAATACTAATCAAACCTATGCACTAGTTATTAAATTTGATGGATTTGACACTGGATTTTCTTTATGGCGCAATAAAGGCAATGAAGGCTATGATGGTATAGAAGGTCAAACAGATGATGCTGCTGTAATTGGGCTTACAAATAATACTACAGATTCTGTATCTAAAGGGTCAAATAGCCCCAACATGACAAAAGGCGCACTTGATGGTTACTTTTTTGTATTAACATCCGGTGCTGTTGCTACACCTCAATTAGATGTAGATCTTAAATTTAAACTTAACATTGGTACTTTTAGCACAACTTCTAATACAACATACAATGTAATTAATAGAAGTTATGAAATGATACCATATGTAACTACCTCATTAACTGGTGCGTTTCAAGGTGGTGAGTATGTATTTGCAAATTCAACTATTCCTAGCGGGCAGACTATTAGTGTATCCGCCACTAGCGCAAATGTAACTGGTACAGGTACAACTTTTCTATCTACCTATACAGCAAACTCTTTAATTATCTTAAAATCTGGTGATAATCATGCTGTTAGAAAAATTGTTTCTATTTCTAACAATAGCAATCTAGTATTAGATTATAAATCACCTTTTACTAATTCTATCGCACAATATGTTTTAGGCGCTATAGGTAAAGTAGATAGATTTTTACCCGAAACTTCCATGGCAATTTTAGCTGCATCTACAGCTAATGCAACTTATAATTTTATTTCTAATGCCAGTAGTGATACTATTGTTGGTGTTACTTCAAATGCTACAGCCGTTATTGACAATAATTTAATATACCCTGTAGATGAAACACAATTAGCTCAATTAGGGGCATTTGTATTAGATGAATTTTTACCTGACTTAAAGTATACAATACCTCCAGGTACATATGCTAATACTACAGTAAAGCTTGCTAATGAAGATTATGACACTTCTGTTCAAGAGTATCCAGTAACACCAGGTAAGAAAAAAAGATTTACTTATTTTCCAGCTTTTATGTACTCTAGATCAGATGAACTAGCATATGGTGATGGTTCTGTCGGTACGTTAGAGAACGGCAAGTCTATTAATTTTAATGTTACTTTATCGACAGAGAATAGATTCTCTTCACCATTTATTGACGAGCAGGATCTAAACTTCTTTGGATATCAGAGAATTATTAATAATACACTTGTAGATGAGCATACCAATAGCGGTCAAGCAATTGCAAAGTATATTTCTAGAAGAGTAGAATTATCACCAGGTCAAGATTCAGAAGATATTAGAGTGTATGCTACTGCTTATAGACCATACGGTACTAATGTAGATGTTTATGTTAAGTTTTATAATGAGTTTGATCCCGAGCTATTTGATGAAAAAAGCTGGACAAGATTAGAAACGGTTACACCTGCTACTACATATAGTAGCTCAGAAAATTTAAACGATTATATTGAGCTAGAATATCAACTACCTACTCTACCAATATACGAATTTAATCCACTATCTACAGGAGTCTTACAGAGTGGAGTATTTGAAGGGCAAAATAGTAACAATGTACTTGTTGGCACCTCCGGTGTTGTGAATACTACTATTGCTTCAAGTGACTTAGTTAGAATTTATAATCCTTTATTTCCTAACAACTCTCTAATATCTGTTGTAACTGCCTCTAATACCACTACATTTACAATAGATACTACTTTAAATTCAGCTAATACAAGATTAAATGATTTTGTAAGAGCAGGTAATTTAGTAGAAAAAGTAGAATTTAAAAATGTGGCATTTAAAAACTTTACAGCAAACGGTGTTGTGAGATATTATAATAGTGAAATGTCAGCATTTGATACGTATACAGCTTTTGCTATTAAAGTTGTTTTTAGAGCTAGTACAGCTAGCTTAGTCTATCCACACTTAAGAGATATTAGAGCAATTGCTCTATCGGTATAAAATGAGAACAGAAGACGGGTTTGTAAGACATAGTAAGTCAAGAGCTATTCTTAATACAGATAATAAATCGTATGAGAAGTATAAGCAAACAAGAATGGCTTCTTATAAATTAAATGAAGTTAGTGAAGAAGTGCAGAGTTTAAAATCTGATATGCAGGATATGAAAGTTATGCTATCTGAGATTTTGTCTAATTTTAATAGGAAATAATAAATGGCTATTCCAGTCTCAAATGTTGATATTGCTGTCGATACATTTGCCAGTCTAGTTACTATCGTAAACCAGTCAGCTTCTATTATCAGTAATAATGCCGTAACGGTTGATTCTACTACCGGTGGTACAATTGCAACTGGCAATGGATCAGTAAATGGTATCTTTTCAGCTACCACTATTAGAGTTACTGATGTGTATGGCGGTAATGGTACGTCTGCAGCTAATGTGCAAACACTAACCTTAGGTTTTGTAAATAGTACCAGCTCATCTAATGTGGTTATAACTGGACTAGCTGCTAATATTACTTCTAATACTTTAACTATTACCTCTAATACTAGCATTGATGCCTCTCTTATTAATGTAACAGGTAGAACGGTATTTGAAGGTAACACAACTGTTAAAAGCAATTCATCTTATACAACAGCAGTTTTGAAAAATGATAATACATCGGCTAATATTAACTTTACTGCTAACACTTTTGATGTTACTGCCGATCAAATTGTATTTGATGGTTCAATTAGTCTCTACGGTAATACAAATATAGGTGGTAATTCATCAGTAATTAATATTATTACTACTGCTAATACGACAGAGTATACTTTAGAATTTAATGGTAATACTACAGTTAATGGTGATTTAACTCTTACCGGCTCTCATCACGCTATCGAAGGTAACGCTGTATTTAATGGCAATTTAGTCTTTATTGATAGTCTAAATGGATATGTTGGTATAGGTTTAGGAGCCTCTGGAGCTCCTCATCACAAGCTTGATATTTTATCTGATACTAATAATGATATATTACTTCATTTAATAAATACAGCAGATAATGTTAATGCTCATTTTAGAACTGAGCAGTCTAATAGCGATATTAGATTTGAATTAGGCACCGATTCTGGATTTAGACTAGTAGTAGATAGTAATCACGAAGCTTTTTATGCTGCTTCCAATGGTAACATTGGCTTACATACAGCTACTCCTAATGTTGAACTAGATGTATATGGCCAAGGACACATTTCAGGCAACGTAGTATTTGATGAAAATATTGTTGTAACCGGTAACGTTACTGGTGATGCTATCTATTTAAGTAATATTGGTGCTATTACAGCTGATAGCTCAAGTTATTCGTATACAACTACGACCGCTCAGGAAATAGATAACTTTAATATTACTGATTATCAATCTGCAAAATACACTATTCAAGCACAAAACATTGATCGATCTAATGAAGTAACTATGACAGAGATATCAATGGTTGTAGGCTATGGTAATGTTCATACAACAGAATACGGTACTATTCATTCAAATGCTGCATTTGTTTCTTTTTCATCAGAAGCAAATTCAACTCATGCTATATTAAAAATGGCTACGCTGAATGTTGATTTTGCAAATAGTATTGCTGTTAGAATAATGAGAACAAGTCTTTCCTAAATAAATAAAATAATAAAATCACTAATAACATTAGTGGAGAGGGAAACTAATGACAGCTAATACACAAAATTTTAGAGTCAAGCATGGGCTTGATGTATCTGAAAATACTATTCTTAAAGGTGAATTGAGTGTTGCTAATGCAGCAACATTTAGTAATACAGTAAGCATTGCTAATACTCTTAGCACCCAGTCTATACAAGCAAGCAACACTGTTACTATTTCTAACACTAAACTAACTATTTCAGGTCCTAATATTGAAGGATCTAATGATGCTATTGAGGTTAGTAGAGGTGCAACTAATTTAAGAGACACATATATTTCTGGTAACTTAGTTGTTACAGGTGCTACTTCACTTACTTCTACAGAAAGATTTGATGTTGGTACTAATGAGATAGTAATTAATGCTGGACTTAAAGGTGATCAAGCACCCTCTTCTAATGCTAATATAATTGTTAATAGAGGTAACAGTGCTAATGTCTTTATAAGATGGGATGAAAATAATGACAGATGGATGTTTACTGACGATGGATCAGCTAGCTATCCTTTAAAGACATATAATGATATAACCTATCTATTCAATACAGCAATAGATGGTGATATTTCAACCGGTCAATTAGCTTTTGACAGTGCAACTCCTGCAAGCATAACAATTGTATCTATTCATAATACAGACGGTGCTGGAGAAGGCGTAAGCTCTTTCTTATCAGGATTTACCGGAACTGGATCTATTAAAGGTTCTATATTAATTAGATCCTCAACAGATCAAACAAAATATCTTCTTTTCAATATAACAGGATCTTCTACCGCTGCTTCTATAACTGACTTCGATGTAGATTTTGTTGGAGGTAGTGGTTCTGTATTTTCTTTAAATGAAGTCTTATTTGCTCAACTTTTGCGTTCAGGTGATAAAGGCGCTGTTGGTGCTACTGGTGATAAAGGTGATAAAGGTCAAATAGGTGATACAGGCGACAAAGGTGAAACTGGTGATACAGGTGACAAGGGTGAAAAAGGTGAGATAGGCGCTCAACCTGCAAAAGGTGAATTAAAAGGGGATGGTAGCGTTTCTTTTTATCTTGATGATGTAGGCGAAACAGAAATTAATATACCAGGAGTAAAAGGCGAAAAGGGTGATAAAGGTCAAAAAGGCGACAAGGGTGAGAAGGGTGAGAAGGGTGAGAAAGGTGAAGTAGGTGACAAAGGTGAGAAAGGTGAAGTTGGAGCTCAACCCAATAAAGGCGAATTAAAAGGAGATGGTAGTTTATCTCTCTATCTAGATGATGTTAGTGCGACCGAAATTAATGTTCCAGGTGTTAAGGGGAATACTGGACCACAAGGTGCAACCGGCGCCAAAGGTAATAAAGGCGACACAGGAACAACAGGAGACAAAGGCGATAAGGGTGCCGAAGGTGATACAGGTGCAACAGGACCGCAAGGTTCTACAGGCGATGCTGCTACTATTGCTCTTGGTACGGTTACTACTGTAGCTTCTGCATCCGCATCTATTGACAATAGTGGTACATCTGGTGCAGCCGTCTTTAATTTTAATCTACCAAAGGGCGAACAAGGTACAGCAGGTGATACCGGAGATAAAGGTGAGCAAGGTGCAACTGGTAGTACGGGGGCTAAAGGTGATAAAGGCGAACCAGGAGCTGTAGGTACCAATCAAAACGCACAAGTTAACTCATTAGGAGCTGGTACTACTGCATCTGGTACAGCAGGTGAGATAAGAGCTACTAACAACATTACTGCTTACTATTCTGATGATAGACTTAAAACCAGACTAGGTAATATTGAAAATGCTTTAGAAAAATTATTATCATTAAATGGTTTCCATTATAAAGCTAATGAGCTTGCTCAATCTTATGGTTATGAAGTTAAAGATGAAGTAGGTGTTTCAGCTCAAGAAGTACAAAAAGTTCTTCCTGAAGTTGTAGTACCTGCACCTATAGACGATAAGTTCTTAACTGTTCGTTATGAGAAAATGATACCTCTACTATTAGAAGCTATTAAAGAGCTCACTAACGAAGTAAATGAAATTAAGAAATCTATAAGCGATAAATAGTAATATGGGTACTAAAGCTAATTTAATTATTGATCAAGGTACTACCTTTTCAACTTCGGTAACTATTTTAGATACAGAAGGTAATAGCACCGATCTTAATAATTACACCGGTGCCGGTCAAATAAGAAAGCATTACACTTCATCTAACGCTACGTCTTTTGATGTTTCTGTTGTTGGTAATACCGGTACTGTAGAATTTGGACTATCAGCAAACACCACTCAAAGTTTAGCTGCAGGTAGATATGTTTATGATATTGAATTAACAGACGCAGCCGGAGAAGTATCAAGAGTGCTCGAAGGAATAGTAACAATTACACCAAGCGTAACGAGATAATATGGCAGCTAATCTAGTAGGAAGACTTAATACCAGCGGTCAGGCGCTATCCGCTACTAGAACTACGGTTATAGGAACACCACAAAATGTGGTGTCATTAAAAAATCAGTTAAGAGATAGCATCTCTTTTGCTCAAATATCTGATGTTGTTGAGGGATCTCCAGTAGATGGAGCAATTCCTGTGTACGATGCCGAAACTGATAAATACATAGTACAAGAATTTGCACCCGCAAGTCTAGACGGGGGAGGATTTTAAAAAATGGCTAATACCACAATTCAGATTAAAAGAAGTATAGCAACACAAACACCTGGCAGTTTAGCTAATGGTGAGTTAGCTTACTCCGGTAATAATTTATCACAACAGTTATTCATTGGTAATCCTAATGGTGGTGCTGTAACCGCTATTGGTGGTAATAAATATGAATTTTTGCAAAATGCAACTACTGGTAATGCTACACATGCTGTTGTAGAGGGTGGTACATGGACTGCCAACGCTGTTGTTATTACAAATTCTAATGGATTTATTGATTATGTAAAAAGCAATAATTTAGTAGTAGGTGTTGATGGCACAACACTTACCATAGATACTATTAGCGCTATTGCTAATTCTACTCATCTAGGTAGTGCGTCTAATACAGAATTAATGACATCATGGGCCATTAAAGAATATGTTGATAATTCTGTTCAGTCTGGTATCTCTGGTGCAGTTATAGATGATCTAGATGATGTTGCAACATCTAGCACAGCAAATAATGATATTTTAGTTTATGATGCGGATGCTGGTGTATGGGAAAATCATACTATTTCTGGTACCGCTAACCAAGTTGATGTTACTTTCTCCGGTCAGAATATTACTGTTGGGTTGCCAACAGATGTAGAAGTTAATGGCACGTTTAAGGCCGGTAGTAACACTTTATTTGCTAACTCTTCTTATATCAAGGCTGGCGCTGCTGTTGAATTAGGCGGGGATGTCATTCCATCAACAAATAATGCCTATGATTTAGGTAGCTCGACTAACTACTTTAATACTTTATATGTTTCTAACATTATCGGTGATTTACAGTCAGCTTCAGTTGATACCGGCGACCTGACTGTTACTGGTAGTGCTGATATTGGTAGCGCATTAACTGATCTGGTTAATATTATTGGTGCTATTGGAACTACTCTTACACCTACTGGTAATGGCGTAACTAACTTTGGTAGTACAACCAACTACTGGGCTACAGCTTATATTAGAGATATTTTAGCCAATACTATTACCTTAGACACACATGTTGAAGTAGGCAATATAAAGGTTACAAATAACAATATTGCTGTTGGTAACACTGCTACCAATACAGTAATTACACCTTCAAGCTTTACAACAGGTGGTACATTAACAGTTACAGGTGATACAACAGTTGCACAGATTAATGCAACTAGTATTAACTCTTCAGGTAATATCGATGTTGCTACTGGCTCAACATTATCAGTTGGCAACTCTTCTGTTAATACAGTAATATCTGAAACAAGCGTTAATACAGGATCTGTATATTCAGATACTTTAGTTGTTGATGCTAATTCACTACAAGTTAATTCAACATCAGTATTTGTAGGCTCAGTATTAACTGTTAACGGTCATATCTTACCAGCACAGAACAATGCGATAAATCTCGGCTCGGCCGATATGCGCTTTGATACTCTTTTTCTTGCTGGCTCTACTATTGTACTAGGTAACACAACTGTTTCTGACGATAATGGGTCATTAACTGCTAATAATATTAAAGCAATATCGACACTTACTGTTGACGGTATTACAACATTAGGTACTAGTAGCAGTGATTCTATTTACTTTAATGCTAGAGCAAATAGTGATTTAGTTCCAGCAACTAACAATGCTATAAACTTAGGTTCTACCGATCTAGCATTTGCTAATGTCTATACTAACAACGCCATAATGATTAATGGCTATGTTACTGGTAACTTGACTGTAGATGGTGACTTAACTGTTAGTGGTAACTTAACATCTCTAGATATTGAATCTATTAGAGTTGAAGATCCATTAATTCACCTAGCTTCTAATAATGAAACATCTGATACAGTTGATATTGGTTTCTTAGGGCACTATTCTGATGATGGTGGCACTACAAAACGTCACACAGGTCTGTTTAGAGATGCAACTAATAAAGAATATTATCTATTCTACAATTACGTTGATGCACAATTAGATGCTAATACAGCATATAACACCATTGATACTAGCAACAATACTTTTGCAGTTGCTACTTTACATGCTTACCTACATTCTGGTGGTTTAGTTTCTAATAGTACAATTACAAATATTACAGCTAATAGCTCTTTAAGTGTAGCTATTACTGCTAATACTTTATCTCTCAGCACTGCAATAGGTGTTGGTAGTGGTGGTACTGGAGCATCTTCGTTTACAAATAACGCAGTTTTGTTCGGATATGGCTCAGGCGCTCTACAAGAAGCTACTGGATCAAACGGCCAGGTACTTCAAATAGTATCCGATGTGCCTACATTTGCCGGGCTTGATGGCGGCTCATTTTAACGAATGACTATATAATACAAGAGGGCTTATAAGCCCTCTTTTAATTTCTGAAAGGGATATTATGGACACTGAATTTATTAATGTTTATTTACAAAAACAAAAAGCACTTATAGGTGAACTTCAATCTAAAGTTCTTTTAGCTGAGTCACAGATAGAGATTTTAAACCAGACAGTAGCTAAAATATCTAACGAAAGAGATCAGCTACAATCACAGATAGATAAAGCTGCAAAGAAACAAACTAAATCAACCGGTCAATCTACTGATACTTTTTAATGAAAATATTTGTTATTAATTTAGATTCTCGAGCCGATAGACTCGACTTCATGTCGAAACAACTACAAGGGCTTGAGTGGGAAAGATTTTCTGCTGTTAACGGATACAATTTAGACTTAAAAAGTGTATTCGATCAAGGGTTTGCCCCTTTGATGGAATGGGAAGATCCTATGACTGGAAGAACCCATACCTTTACAGATATAGCAGCAATGATGTCTCATTTTAAAGTATGGGAAAAGTGCGTAGAATTAAACGAGCCTGTTTTAGTTTTAGAAGATGATGCTGAACTAATCGGTAAACTAGACATTTCAGAGATTAATAATCTTATTAACGTTGTTGATTTTGTCTTTTTAGATTATCGTGAAATGTTTCCTGATCGTATAACGGATTTCTCAAGTAGATTTTTTATACCTTATTATCCTTATCTCACCTCAGCATATGTAATTACTCCTAGACTAGCTAATAAGTTTATTAGTAGTGCATATAAAACTAATCTAATACCTGTAGATGAGTTCTTTTCTTCAGCACTAGGGGTAAATTATTTTGAAACTTGTCTTTCTAATAAGATAGGTATTAGAGATATGTTTGTTAATTTTCAGAAAAAAATTAACAATATTACTCCTATTAGAGCCTTAGCTTACAAAGACAAAGTTTTTAAACAAGTTCCTAGAAGTGTATTAGGATCAGATATTGAAGCTGGAAAACGTATTAATGTGAGTACAACAACTCATGTACTTACTGTAGGTACAGATATTGATAGATTACATTTATTGTATAAAACCGCAGGTAAATATAATATTAGTTTTAAAAACTTAGGAGAGGGAGTAGAGTGGAAAGGTGGTAGTCCTAAAGGACCAGGATGCGGACAAAAACTTAATTTAGTAAAGCAGGAAATTGCTCAATACAATTCAGATGATATAGTGCTCTTTGTTGATGGCTATGATGTAATATTTAATGACAGTTTAGATACTATTGTCAGCAGATTTAAAGAATTTAAATGTGATATTCTTATAGGTGCAGAAAGAGTATGCTGGCCAGATAAATCCTTATCTTCACTTTTTACTTCACATACTGATTACAAATATCCTAACAGCGGACTTTATATTGGATATGCTGGTAAGATAAAGAAGATGCTTGAAGCTGATATACTAGATGCAGAAGACGATCAGTTATATATTCAAAAATTTATCATTAGCAATAACGATATTAATATTCAATTAGATAAAGAATGTTATATTTTTCAAAATCATGGTCTATGTGATCAAGATGTAGAGATTGCTTCTAATGGTCAGCTAAGAAACAAATCAACTAAATGTAGACCTTGTCTCTTACATGGTAATGGCTCATCAGTTGAAAAAGAGAAGTTTTTTAAATTTGTACAGACTCTTTTATTATATACTCCACCTGTAAATAAGAAATCACAAGAAGTTTATAAATTAAGCTTAGGTGATATAGGATATACTAATAAGATAGAATCTGAGTTTAAAGGTATTATTAAATATAAAACTTCTGATACTTACAGTGCAACTGTGGTAGGTAATGAAATCTTAGAAATGGAATTCTTATCACCAGATATGTGTCATAAATTAATAGACTTGGCTGAACAATCTGGTAATTGGGAATCAATGTACGGGGATAAATTTCCAGGACAAGAAATTAGAATACGTAAAATCAGTATAGATCTCTTTAATGAGATGGAAGCTAATTTTATGGAAATATGTAGACCTGTGATTGAGAAACACTGGTTCCCTACTTACCTATACGGACTAAGAGATGCATTTATTATTAAGTACTCTCCTGACACTCAAAAAGATTTAAAATGTCATAATGATGCATCGATGGTATCAGGTATGATTAAGTTAAATGATACTTATACCGGAGGAGATACATACTTCTATAGGCAGAAATACTCTAATATAAATACTAAACAAGGTAATATTATCTTGTGGCCTAGCCAGGTGACCCATGGTCATGAAGGTAGAGAAGTAACTTCTGGAACTAAATACAATCTTGTAATTTGGACCAGAAGAATGAAAGACGATATTAATTTTTAACAGTATATACTGTAAGGATGTAGCCACATGGCAAATACGCTTATTCAGCTTAAGCGCACTAGTATTGCGGGTAGAGCCCCAAAGGGGGAGCAATTAGAGCCCGGTGAACTAGCAGTTAACTTAGAAGATCGAATACTATATTCTAAGGATACATCCAACACAGTATTTGCATTAGCCACAAAAGGTGAACCAGGTGATAAGGGTGAAATAGGCACCACTGGAGATAAAGGCGAACCAGGCGACAAAGGTGAATCAGGCGATAAAGGCGAAATAGGCACTGCTGGTGATAAGGGCGACAAAGGAGAAATAGGACCTTACAATACATTTGATGTAGCTCATGATTCTTTTACTGCAAATGGTTCGGCAAATGATTTTGTATTATCTGTTGCCCCAGTTGATGAAAACCATACAGTTGTCACATTTAACGGTCTAGTTCAGCATAAATCAGAATACGTATTATCTTCTAATACAATAACTTTCTCTGAAGCTCCTGCTAACGGAACTGCAATAGATGTTATGACTATTGCTGGAGGCGCCAAAGGTGACAAAGGTGAGCCAGGAGCTGATGGGTCTAAGGGCGAGCCCGGCTCTGATGGAACTAAAGGGGAACCAGGAGCTACTGGAGATAAAGGTGATGCAGGCGCTACTGGAGACAAAGGGGATCAAGGTGACAAAGGTGAGCCTGGGTCAGGTATAGTATTAGATTCTGCTGATGATAAAGAAATTATCTTTAATGATAATGGCTCTTCTAACTCATCCCCTGCATTCAAATTTGACAAGACATCTAATACTATTTTAGTTGGTGGCAGTATTGTACCAACAACAAATGTTTCCTATGATCTAGGCAATACGACTAATAGCTTTAGAGATCTTTATTTGTCTGGAACCACTATTAATCTTGGTGGTGTTGATATTTCTGCCTCTAACGGTGCTGTACAAGTCCCAGAATTAACTATTCAACCCCCAACTGGTAATGCTGTTGTATTTCAAGTAACAAATGCTGGTACGCTTCAAAGTGTTATTAATGGTGTTAATACTGTCTTTGTTACTACTACTGCCGATATATCTGACGCACAATTTGACTCATTATTAAATGATGCATCTATATTTTCTCTCCAAGATGTAGCTAACGTTGCTAATTCTATAGCTAATGGAGATGTTTTAGTATGGGATACATCTTCTAACACTTTTACTAATATAGCTGTCTCTGGCACAAAGGGAGATAAAGGTGAGCCAGGCGCCAATGGTGCAAATGGCGGATTTGGTATTATTTTAGATACCTTTACAGCTAATGGTACGGCAAACGATTTTGTATTATCTACTACCCCATTAGACGAAAATCATACCATTATCACTCTTAATGGTGTAGTTCAACATAAGTCTGAGTATACTTTATCTTCAAACACTATAACATTTTCTGAAGCACCAGCCAGTGGTCTAGTAGTAGATGTTATGACTCTATCTGGTGGAACTAAAGGCGATAAAGGAGATACTGGTGCTACCGGAGCAACTGGTACAACAGGCGATAAGGGCGACAAAGGTGATACCGGCGCTACTGGTGCCAAAGGAGATACTGGTACTACCGGTGACAAAGGTGATACAGGGAGTAAAGGTGATACAGGTTCTAAAGGCGATACTGGTGCCACTGGTGCAAAAGGTGACACAGGAGCAACAGGTGCTAAGGGTGACGCTGGTACTACCGGTGATAAGGGTGATAAAGGTGACGCTGGAGCTGCTGGTGATAAAGGTGAAATTGGCGCTACGGGAGATAAAGGTGATACTGGCGCTACTGGAGATAAAGGCGATGCAGGCGCAGCTGGTGACAAAGGTGATAAAGGGGATACTGGTGCAACAGGTGCGGCTGGTGTAGATGGCTCTAAAGGTGACAAAGGCGATAAAGGTGAAGTTGGTGATAAGGGCGAAGTAGGTGATAAAGGTAATGATGGTAGTTTTGGTGGCGCGACATTTCAATATAAGTTTGATGCAAATACAACATCAGATGATCCGGCTGCTGGCTATATTTTAATTAATAATACCGATTATAGCAGCGCCAATACTCTTAACATTGACGAAATAGATCAGTCTAATACTGATATTAGTTCTTTTATTCAAACCATTGATGATTCTACATCAACAATAAAGGGACATTTAAAACTTACAGAACAATCAAATAGCTTAAACTTTGTTATATTTTCTATTATAGGAACACATACCCAGCACTTAGATCATTTCCATATTCCAATTTCATATGTGTCTGGTGTAACTACCCCGTTTGCTAATAATGCAGACATATATGCCACTTTTGCCCGCACAGGTGATGTAGGTGATAAAGGTCAAAAAGGGGAAGTTGGTGATAAAGGTGAGATAGGCACTACTGGTGATAAAGGTGAAAAAGGTGAGGTAGGCTCTACCGGTGCTGCTGGCTCTGATGGTGCCAAAGGTGAAAAAGGAGATAAAGGCGATACTGGGGCAACTGGTGCAGCTGGCGATAAAGGCGATACTGGCGCAACCGGTGCTAAAGGAGATACTGGTACTACTGGAGATAAAGGTGATAAGGGCGACACAGGAGCAACAGGAGACAAAGGCGATACTGGTGCTACTGGTGATAAAGGTGACACCGGTACTACTGGCGACAAGGGCGACAAAGGCGATACTGGCGCTACCGGTGCAAAAGGTGATACAGGCACAACCGGTGATAAAGGTGACACCGGTACTACCGGGGCGACAGGTGATAAAGGAGAGCCAGGAGTTGCTGGTGGTTTTGGGGTTGTATTAGATACCTTTACAGCTAACGGTACTGCTAATAATTTTGTTTTAACAACTACACCTATTGACGAAAATCATACTATTATTACTATTGATGGAGTATTACAGCACAAGGACGTATACTCTATATCTGGTAATACAGTTACCTTTGTAGAGGCGCCTGCTAATAGTTTTGTCGTTGAGGTTATGTCTCTTTCTGGCGGTATAAAGGGAGATGCTGGCGACAAGGGTGAACCTGGAGATAAAGGTGATGCTGGCGCAGCTGGTGACAAAGGTGAAATAGGTACCACTGGTGACAAAGGTGAAATAGGTACCACTG